GCCGATATGCCTTGCCGCCGACGAGCATCGCCGAGCGCACGCCGGCCGGCCAGGCGATCGCGTCGAATTGCGCCAGGTCCGCGAGCATGTCGTCGGCGCGCGATTCGCTCATGCGTTGCTCGTATGGCTCGATCACCTGGTCGGCCGGCAGAAAACCATGTTTCGCCGACAGGATCACGACGGCCGGCCGCGTCGCCGGCTCGTTGGCGCGAAACGTGGAATACATCACGCCTCGATACAGCTCGAACGCCGGCGCGGGCGTCGCGCCCTTCGTCGCCGAGCATGCCATGAGAACAAGGTGCTTTTGCATGTTGGTTTTTGGTATGTTCACAAACCCGCTAGGCGGGGGGTTTCGGTGCATAGAAAAGTGTACGACATTTCGGAACATGTGAGGGCGAAAAAAAGGGCGCGAGGCGCCCAAAGTCCGAACCGTTCCGAATCTTGTCGTTTTGCGAACGCCTGGCGCCGGCTATCCGCCGCCCTTGCGAAAGTGCGAGCGGTGCCGGTCGCTCGTCGGATCGTCGCGCGTCTCCAGCTCGAGCGCGGTCGTGAATCCGCCATCGGCGAGCGAGTGCTTTACTTTCTTCGCCAGCCATGAGGCATCGTCGATTTCAGGCTTGCCGAACCCGTTGAGATAAACCGGGATCTCCGGGTAAAGATCAGGCCGGCCGAGCGCGAGCGTGTAATCCATCGTCGCTTGGCTTCGCTTCGTGCGATTGAGTTCGGCCGTCGCCGCCGCGAGCGCCTCGGATTCCGTCGCATACGTCTCGGGCAAAACCTTGATGTTGTGGTTATCTTCGCCCCCGACGACGACGGCTTTTCGCTTGGCGCGGCCGGTCGCGTGGTAGTGCGCTTTCACGCCGGCATAGTTCTCGCGCTCGGCGACGTGAAAGCGATGTTGGTCGCCGTCCTTTCTCGTCAGCTCGATCGAGTTGAGTTTCGTGCCGCTCGCGGTCGTGCCGTGTCCGATCGGCATGAATAGCAAGTGCGTGTCTTTCACGTTCATCACGGCGTCGTAACGCTTCGCGAGGCGCGTGAGAAACGACATATCGCTCTCGTGCGTCTGGTCGATGTGAGCGATCGCGATTTTCGAAAGGGCGTCGGCGATCGCCGGCTTGAGGCCGTGCTTGCCGGCGATTTTGCGCACGATCGCGCCGATCGTCTCGCCGTGCCAGCTCCGTTCGATGCGCTCGCCGAGTCCCTTCGTGATCGAGGCCGAGCGCGCCCGAACGGTGAGGATATCCGGGGCGCCGCTATGCTCGACTTCATCGACGGTAAAGCTCCCTTTCTCGACGAGGCCGGTGTCGTCCCATCCGATCGCCACGCGCAGCAGGGCGCCGCGCGGGACGATCGCGAGCTTGCCGTCGGCATCGTCGAGCGTGAAATCGAGCGTGTCGGCTTCGTCCGAGCGCGACTCGGTGAGCGAAAGACTCACCAGGCGCGGCGCGATCTTGCTCGTGAGGTCGCGGCCGTCGAGCGTGATTTGCGAGATCGGTGTCGGTTGCTTCATGCGTCGGCCTTGCTCTTGTTGTCGTTCGTTTTCACGAGGCCATCATCGACGCGCATGAGGTTGAGCGTGAAATCGACGCGGCGCGGCGTGCCGTCTTTGTCGTGCAGCGTTTGCCCTTCGTCGAGTCCTTCGATCACAAAGGCGCCATACACAGAGCCGGCGCCGTCAACGAGCGCATAGGCTTCGCCGTTGTCGCCCATCGTGCGCAGCTCGGCGAGCGATGCGAGCTTGCCGCCGAGTTGACCAGGCGCAAACCAGCCGGTAAGCGTGATCGTGTCATCGCCTGGGCCGGTGAATTGCCGCGCAGCTCGGCCGCCGACGCGCGACGTGCTCGCATGCTTCCAGCTCGTGCGCCGTTGCAGCTCTTGAAACGAGAGATTCGTGAGATCGAAAACGAATTGCCCCAGGCATGCCAGCATCTTTCTTTCTCCGTTCAATCCGACAGGCGCGAGCCGAGGCGCGAGCGCTTCTCACGCTCGATCTTTTGCAGCTCGGCGCGAATTTGATCGCCGATCGCCTTCGCGTCGCCGCCGTTGATGTTGAAAATGTACGTGTCGCCGCCGGCCGCCGATGCCCCGCCGGCCGAATTTCCGGCCGCAGGACGGGCCGCGAGGGCCGGCCGGGTGTCAACGGCTATCCCAGGGCCGCCGAGGGGCGTGCCGGCCGCATTGGCGGCGCCAGGCGCGGCGAAACTCGTAACCGCGAGCGTCGCCAGGCCGACAGCGGCTTTCGCGATGCGCCCTTGCTCGCCTTCCATGCCGAGCGCGGCGCCCTGGGTGATGAATCCGCCCAGCTCGCCGAACACGCGCGAGGGGCTATGAATGCCGAGCTTTTCCTTGAACCATCCGACCGTGTTCGTCGCGACGTTCGAGATCGCCGCTTGCACGGCGCCGAGGCCGCCGGTGATGCCGTTGACGAGGCCGGCGATCAGGTTGCCGCCGAATTCGGAAAACTTCGCCGGCATCTCAATGCCGAAATAGTTCATCACGGCCGCAAACGCGGAATAGAACAGGCCGAGCGGCGACCAGTTGAGCACGAGCTGCGCGACGCCGGCCAGGCCGCCGGCGAACGCCTGTTTAACCTGGTCCCATAGGCCGCCGAAAAATCCCTTGATCGGCTCCCAATAGGTATAGATCGCCACGGCGACGGCCGCGATCGCCGCGACAATGCCGATCGTTGCGGCAGCGAAAATGCCGACAGTCGCCAGGCCGGCCGCGCCGAGTGCGGAAAACGCGAACGCGATCGCGCCGATCGGTGCGAGCACGGCGCCCAGGACAACGAGCAAGCCGCCGATTACGGTCATCACGATCGCAATGATCGCGGCGACTTTCATCAAGCCGCCGGCGAGCCGCGGATTGTCGCGCGCCCATGCGCCCATGCGTTGCGACATATCGCCGAGCCATTCGACAACGGCTTTCGCCTCGGGCGCGACAGACTCGCCGAACGCCACGAGCCCATTAGTGAATGTGCCGCCGGCCGCTTCCCATAGGTTTTTGAGCGTGCCGAGTTGCTTGTTGACGCGCTCTTGCATCGAGGCTTGCGCGGCCATCTTGCCTTGCACTTCCTCATAGCCGGCTTTGCCCTTCTCGATCATCAGCGAGATCACCTGAAGGGTTTCAGCGTCATCGCCGAAAATCTCTTTCGTCACGCCGAGGCGCTTTTGCGTCGAGAGTCCCTTGAGCTTGTCGAATTGCTTGAACATGTTATCGAGGCCGCCGAATTCGCCTTTACCGTTCGTAAAGTCGAGTTGCATGCCGCCGCCGAGCGCCTTGTTTGCCTTCGCGACTTTCTTCGCATCCATGCCGAGTTGAAATACCTTGCGGTACGCATTGCCGGCCGCGCTCCCTTCCATGCCCGATTGATCGGCCATCACCAGCAGGGGCGCGAGCGCCTTCGCGCCGTCGATGCCCTTTTGCTTGATCGTGTCCATCGCGGGGCCGAGCTTGGCGAACCCTTGGAGCATGTTGTTGTCGTCAACGCCGAGCATGAACGCCTTTTGAATGACGTCGGTGAGCGAGAGCATGTCTTTCTCGGTCGTGCGCGTGGCGTCTTGCAGCTTGGCAGTGAATTCGGCCGCCTCGGCGGGCGTTTTCTTGAGCTGCACGGCGAGATATGCCGTCGCTTCGCCCATGCCGCCGAGGATCGATTGCGCGCTGATACCCTGGCGGGTCAGCATCGTCATCATGTCCTGAAAATCGGACGTCGTACCGGGCAGCCGGTCGCCGAGTTTCATCGCGAGCGAGTTGATCTTTTCGAATTCCGGCGGAACCGTGCCGCCGGCGCGCATGAGAGCGCTTGCGAGCTGCGTCGCCGAATCCTCGGCTTTCGCATAGGCCGCGACAGGAACAAGCGTTGCAGCGCCGACGACAGCGCCGCCGGCCATCATGCCGGCGCCAGTGCCCGCCATCTTGCCGGCGAGTTCCTTCGTCTTGTTCATTCGCTCGCGAGCTTCCGCGAGGCGTTTCGTGCGCGCAGTCAGCTCGGCGAGCTTGGCTTGCTGCGTCGCCATTGTCGCGGTAGTCGCGGCCATCGACGAGCGCAAGGTGCGCTCGTGTTGCGAGAGGTTGCGCGTGTCGATGCCGGCGGCCGACAGGCGATCGCGCAGCTCGCGCACCTTCGTCGCCTGGGTGCCGTGCGCCTGGGTGAGCTGCGCGGCCGTGCGTTTGGCGCGCTCGAATTCTGCGCGCATTGCCTTCGTCGGTGCATCGGTCGAGCCGATCGCGCGCGCCAGCTCGGCGACGCGCGTTTGCGCGGCTTGCATATCGCGCTTTGCGCCCACCAGGCCGACGCGCATATCGCGAAACGCGGCGACGTCCTTTTGCGCGGCTTGCAGCTTGCCGAGTTCGGCGCGTGAGTCTTTCAGCGACTTCGCGAGTCCCTTGTTGCCGTTCAAGATGTTTCGAATCGGCCGCGTTGCGCCGTCCACCATATCGAACAGCACGCGCAATTTCAGATCGTTCGCCATCGTCATTCGGTCCTATAGGCCGAGCGCACGCGCGCACGCTCACGCCAGTCGGCCAGCTCGGCCAGGGTAAAGCCGTCCATATCGCGCGGGGTCCAGTGAAACACGCTCGCTATGTCGGCCATTGCTTCGTCAACGTCGTCGGGAATGCCGTGTTTCAGCGTGCCCGATTCGGCAGCAAAAAATCAGCGAACGCCACCCCCAATTGCACGAGGTCGGCGGGGTCCATTTCGCGCACGTCGAATTCGGTGAGCGTCGGCGACGAGATACGCGGCAACACCTTGCCGAGCGCATCGACGTCGAGATTTACGAGCGCATTGAGCGACGTGCCGCGCAGCTCGCCGGCGGCCGGCTTGCGCAAGGTGATCTCGGTGATCGTTTGTTCGCCGCGCTTGATCGGCGAGTCGAGGGTGATCGTGTTCGGCTTGGCTTGTTCGGACATTTCTTTCTCTGTTTAGGTTTTGGGGTTTTGAGGGCTTACGGTGCTCGCCTGGCGCATCACCAGGCGAGCGGGGTGCAGCTCGTCGAGCTGCGTTACAGGCCGATCGCGGTGCGCAGGTCCGCGAGCAAGTCGTCGCCGTTGACGATTTCAACCATGTTCACAAAGTCGATCTCGATGATCGTCGCGCCGTTGATCGTGAGCTTGTAATAGCTGCACGAGGTCGTAACCTTGAAAGCGGTGTCGTCGCCAGGCTTCGCACTGCCCGCGTCGATCTCTTTGTGCCGGCCACGAATGACGATCTCGACGGAATCGGGCTTGCTTTGATCCTCGGCTTGATACGCGCCGGCAAACCGCAGTTGCACGCCGTCGTGCTTCGTCACGCCGTACTTTTCGTAAATGGCGCGCATCAGGCCGCCATACGAATGCACGACTTCGATTTTCTCTTGCCCGAGGTCAATGTCGATCGGGCCATTCATGCCGCCGGATCGGTATTCCTCCATCTTGCGCGAGAGCTTCGGCAGCTCGAATTCAGTACATTCGCCGCGATAGTTGTCGCCGTCCTGAAAGACGTTGAATGCTTTAAGTTTCTTCGGCAATGCCATGTGTGCTTACTCCTGGTTAAGCCGTGACGCGCGCGGCGAAATCGGCGAGGTAACGGTCGGTGATGCGTTGGCGCAGCATCAAGTTTTCGATCGGCGGTACGGGCGTGTAGTCGTAATCGATCGCGAGCTTGCCGGCCTTGAGCGATTCGGCATCGTTCGCGCTCTCGTCGTACCAGGCCGAGCCGCCGATCAGATAGCCGTTTGCGATCAGCTCGCGGAATTTCGCGTTGATGCTCTCGATCAGGTCGCGCACGAGCGAGGGGTGCAGCGGCTTATCGACATAGACCATGTGCGCCTCGGCCATCGTGTCGGCGAGCACTTGCGCGGTGCGCGTGTAGTTCTCGAACATGAACAGCGGATCATCCGAGCACGTATGCGAACCCCAAAAGCGAAAGCCGGTGCCCGAATTGATAAGCGTCGTCACGTCGTGCTCGTTCAGATAGCCGGCATCGGTCGCGGGGTCTTGCAAGTCCCAAAACACGCTTTTCGTGATGCCCGACACGCCATTAACGCCGACGTTCGAGAGCGTCTTGTGCCAGCCGATTTCCTCGTCGATCTTGGCGCGCAGTCCCATCGCGATAGCAACGGCCGGCGCGTCGATCGTCGCGCTCGTTGCCGTATCCCAGGCTTGGAAATCCGGCCAGATAACCATGACTTCGCGTTGCGAGAACGACTGGCGATAAGTCGTCGCTTCCTCCTTCGTTTGCGCGCCGTTCGCCGACACGTATGCGAACCCGCGCAGCTTTTGCGCGATCGTCGCGAGCGCGATCGCCACGGGTTGAGCATCGGCGCCAGGCACGCCGAGAATGCGCGGCTTCACGCCGAGTTGCGATTGCGCGGTGAGTAGCGCTTGCATGCCGGTGAGTTGGCCTTGCGGCGTCGCCGTGCCGATCAGGTTGCTCGTGGTTGCCGCTTCGTCGATGCCGGCCGACACGCGCACGACGACGACGACGGGCTTTGCTTGCCACGAGATACCCTTGAGCGCCTTCGCGAGCGTGCCTTGCACGCCGGCCTTGCCGATCGCCGTTTGAACGTTGGTGATAAGCACGGGCTTGTCGAGCGGGAACGTCGCCGCGTCAGCGTCGGTCGCATGTGCGACCAGGCCGATCACGGCCGTCGCGACGGTGCGGATCGGGCGCGTGCCGCCGTTGATTTCGAGAACGCGCACGCCGTGGTGAAAGTCAGTTGCCATATGTGATCCTGGTTAAAAGAGGTCAGGGAAAGGGGCGGGTTTGCAGCTCGCGACGCTTGCGGCGTTACGCGGGATCGGCCGGGGTTTCCGGCGCGGGTTCGGGTGCCGGCGGCGCCGCGACAGGGATCGGCGCCGGCGGGGGCGAATAGGGCGCGGGTTCGGCGGGCCATACGACGGCGAGCGGGAACGTCTCGCGGGCGATCGCGCGCTTGAGGTCGTCTTGGTAGGCCGTCCACACTTGCAGCGTGTAATACCCCTCAGAATCGAGCGTGCCGGCCGCCAGGGCGTCGGCCTTGCCTTCCGTCATCGCCTCGGCCTTCGCCATGCGAGCGTCAAACTCGGCCATTGCCGGCGCGCTCGCCTCGGCGAACGAGATCGGATCGCTCGGCCAGCTCACGGCGTCGGGGAATCCCTCGGCTTGAATCGCGCGCACCAGGTCGAGTTGATAGGCCGACCAGGCGCGAAAGTAATAGGCTTCCTCGATCGACAGCAAGCCGGCCGCCAGGGCGTCGGCCTTGCCGGCGTTCATCGCCCGAGCGCGCGTCATACGCATATCAAACTCGGCCATTGCAGCGGCGCGCACCTTCTGCGCGATCACGGCCGGATCGACTTGCCAGGCGCCATCGCGCCAGGTGTATTCGTCCGAGGGGCGCGGCGTCTCGGTCAAGCCGTGCTCGGCCGGCGTCGTGCCAGCGACGAGGATTTCGGCCGCTTCGCCGGTGTCCTGGCGGTACAGCATCCGGCCGCGATAGTCCGGCAACAGCTTCCAGGCGCCATCGAGATAAAACGGCCAGGAAAGCGGCGTGCGCGCCGGCAGCTCGTCGGCGGTGCTGAATGCGGGCACGAGCCAGCGGCCGAGGTTGAGCGGGTCCGAGTCGGCGAGCTGGCTCGAAAGGTATTGGCCGGTCTGGGCGTCGTATTGGTGAATCAACATGGTCGAGTCCTTTAGTAAGCGCGGATCATGGCGAGCAGCGCGACGTTACGGGGCCGTGCTTCGCCGCCTCCGTCGCCGTTGACGGTGATTCCGTGGGTGTGATTGCCGGCGCCGCCGATGCCGACGTTGTGCCCGTGCGTGCCGGCGCCGTCCGTGTCGAACCCGTGCCCGTGCGAGCCGTTCCAGCCCGTGTACGGATAGCGGGCGCCGCTATCAATCGAAAAGTTCGAGCTATTGCCGACGCCTCGATCGCTATCGACGACGTATTGCGGTACGGGTTGATCCAAAACGTGTTGGTGATCGCCGATCGCATAGGTGTTGCCGTGGTGCCCGTGCCAGCCTTGCGAATCGGTCCATGCGCTATGAACGTGATCGCCCACGGCCGCCGCGCTCGCGCCGTGCGCGTGCCAGATGTTTTGTGAGCCTTGATACGTGCCGATTCCGCGATTCGCGTCGGCGCCGCGCGCGTCGTCCCAACAGCGCAGGAATTCGCCGCGCAGCTCGGGGATTCGAAAGGTCGTCGAGCCGTTGCCGGTCGAGAAACAGCCCCAGTTATTCGCGCTCCAGCTCGCCTCGGCAACGATCGCCCCGCTCGCCTGGGCGTATGCCCAAAGCGCCGGATAGTCGGCGCGATTCAAGAGCGCCCCGTTGAGCTTGAGAAAGCCAGCGCGCGCGGTCGTGCGTACTTCGAGCACGATCGCCCCGACGAGTGCCGATGCGATCGCCGCGACGACAAACTCGGTCGTCGCGACACGCTTCGACGAGTCGCCGGCGGCCGGCGTTTGCGCCGTCATCAGGCCGCCGACTTGCACCAGGCCGATTCCGTCGTCGGCCGTCTTGCCGAACAGCGTGCGGCCATTCGGCAGCGCTCGGGCCGCCTCGGCGTTGCCGGCAATGAGGATCGCCAGGCCGTCGCCGGCTTGCGAGCCGAGATACGCGTTGCCGTCCGAGTAGAAATACGCGTTGTTCGCGTCCGACCAGATATTCGCGCGCTTCACGCCAGCGCCGAAACTCGAATTCTTTGCGTTGATCGGGCCGGTGAAATTGGCGCCGGTGAGCGCCGCGTATCGGCTCGCGGCCGTCTTGGGCGTGATCGCGCGCAAGTCGTCGGCGCCGGCATCGACTTCCGCTTGCGTCGCCAGCTCGATCACGCCTTGCCGCTCCGTCGTCGCCGGCGGGTTCGTGAAAGACGCGTCGCCGAATGTGAGCGTCGCGGCGTCGATCGTCGTGAATTGCAGGTCGGCCGATAGCAGCAGCATCGCCGCCGGCGCCTTTTCCATGATTGGCGTTGCCTGGCTATAGACGGCCGCGAGCACGCCGTTTTCGAGATACAGGCCGAACCCGTACAGCGTGAATTGATCGTCGGTGTCGTCTTTCAACGTCACATGGATCGTATCGAAAGCGACGTTCTCGCCGGCGAATGTCGTGATGCGCTTGCGCTCGTTCGGCAGCGCGACGAGCGCCGGATTTGCGGCATTGAAAGAGGCGGTCGCGAGGCCGATCTCGACGATCTTGTGCGCGTTGGTGCCATCGTTCGCCGGCGCGACGAGCGCCGCGCGCCCCGCGTCGGTGATGTAAATGAGAGTGCCGGCCATAGGTCAAATATCCGAGAGAGAAAGACGGCGATAGAGGGCGGGCCGCACGGCGACGGCAACGCCTTGCTTGCCCTGCATCGCGAAACCCTGGGTGAACGAGTAGTGCGCGCGAACGGGCTTCGTGCGGTCGATCTCCGCGAGAATGTCGTCGACGAAAGCAGCGGTCGGGGCTTCGCCGTCGCGGCTACTTACGGTCATCACGACGTCAAACGTCCCTGGCTCGCCTGGCGGGGTCAGCTCGAACCATTCGCGCAGCGCGATGTTTGCGCCGAACGCGGCGACGACTTCGCGCACGGCCGCAGCGGTGCCGTTTTTACGGGCGATCGAGATTGCAGCTTTGACGCGGGCGCGCTTCACTTGCTCGGGCCAATAGTTTTTCCACGCGTCGATGCCGACGTGCCAGGCGAGCCAGGGCAGCAGCTCGGCCGGGATCGTGTCGGGGTCCATCAAGCGAGCGATCGGCGTCGCCACGTCGCACGCTTCGGCCATCACGGCCGCGAGCTTGCGCTCGGTGCTCGTCGAATTCGGCGCGAGCAGATCACTCATAAACGCCTCCGTCGATCAGCTCGATCGAGGTGCAATACGCGGCTTGTTCTTTCGACACGGCAATGCTCGCGAGCGGCGTGTCGAGAATCACCTTTTGCACGCCTGGCGAGCGCATCGCGGCATACAGGCCGTCCAACGTGATTTCCATGCCGAGCCGGTGCATTTCGTCGGTGTATGCGGCCGTGCGTTTTTGCGCCTCGGCGAGCGCGACGGCGCGATCGGGGCCGGCGAAAAACTTGAGCGTCGCGCGCACCTGATACGGCAACACTTCGGCGCCTTGCACGATCACTTGATCGGTGAGCGGGCGCACGTTGTCGGCTTGGAGAGCGAGCGTTACCTTGTCGATCAGGTCTTGCGTGGGCGTGCCGTCGCCGAGGCGCGAGAGCACAGTAACGACTACCTGGCACGGCGCGGGGCTTGTCGCGGTCGCATCGAGCACGCGGCCATCGGTGTTCAGCGCGTGCGAGATATAGGCGCCTTCCGGGCCGGCGACGGAATAGCCTTGGGGCGCGAGCTGCGTGCGCTTGCGCAAGTCGGTGTCGCTCTCGTACTCGCCTTCGATGTCGTGCTCGGGGTCCGGCTCGACGATCGTGAGCTTTGCGATTCCGAACAGCGCGGCCAGGTGTTCGAGATTCTTGCCGGTCGCATAGGCGAGCATCACAGAGCGCGCGGCATCGTTGACGCGTTGACGAAACACGACTTCGCGATAAGCGTTCTCTTGCAAAAGAATGTTCATCGGCTCGGATTCGAGCGCGAGCGCCGCCGCGACGTCGGCTTGTTGGTCGGCCGGATAGAGCGACACGAGTTTCGCCTTGCGCTCGGCGAGGATCGTCTCGTAATCGATCGTTTCGACGATATCGGGCGATTCGAGGCGCGACAGATCAATCGGGGTTGCGCTCATGCCGTGCCCCCGCTCGTGAGCTGCACGCGGGTCGAAACGAGGTCGGCCGATAACGTCGTCGTGCCTTCAATGTCGATCGCTTGCACGCCAGAAACGACGGTCGAGGTGTCGATCGTGAGAGATACGCGGGTGAGTTTCAAGCGGGGTTCCCATTGCATCAGGGCGGTCGCGACGGCCGCATACAGGCGCACGCGCGTCGCCGCGTTGTTAGGGGCGTCGATCAGCTCGGGCAGCTCGGAACCAAAGTTGCGGCGAGCGATGCGCGTGCCGAGCGGCGTCGTGAGAATTTTCTCGATCGACTGATACAGGTGATCGAGGCCGGCCGTTGCGCCGCCGGTCGAGGCTTTCATTCCGATCATTGCGGGTCGCTCACAAGTTGGCCGTCGCCTTGTTCGCGGTGCTTGTGCTTCGGCAAGCTAATGCCTTGCGACTTCACTTCGCCCGTGAAATCAGCGGCGCCGTTAATCTGCATCGTTGCGCCGGCGGTGCCGCCCTTGCCGGTCATTCCCGACTCGAACGCGAACGGGCCTTTCACGGTCATCGAGCGAGTTACTTCGACGTCAGCATCGAGCGTTACCTTGTCGGCTTGCACGAGCGCCGTTTCGGTTTGCACGGTCACAGAGCCAGGCGCGACGATCGACACGGTTGCGCCGGCCGGCAACACGGCTTGGAGAGAGTGAGCGGCCGAGTCGTATTCGACGAGCGCGCCGTCGCGATAAACGCGCAGGTGCTTATTCGGGTCGGTGCTCGGTGCGGGGAAATCTTCGGAATAGAAACCGCGCAGCGCGACGGCTTGCGCGAGATCGCCGCTAGGGCAGATCAGCATTACGCCTTCGCCCATCGAGGGCGCTTGCCACTCGATGGTTTCTCCGGCGAAAGGCATGAACCATTGAATCCAGTCGGTCGTTAAATCGCCGCTCTCGACACGACACAGCGCGCCGGACAGACCTATCACGGTGCCTTTGCGTGCGACGTTTAGAAATTGGCGTGTGGATTCGTTGGAGTTCATGCCTCCATGTTGCAAGGCACGCACGCGCGAGTCACGCTAACGGCTTTGTATGTGCCTTGGGCACATAGTTAGGGAAACGAACGCTTATTTAACGATGTGTTTGAGCAACAGATCGCGAATGAGATCGAGGTCGTCGGGGGTAAAGCCGAGCAACACGCGGGCGTCGTATTGATACTCGGGGCCGCCAGGCGCGACGCGATCGGTCCCGCCGTACTGGTGTACGCGTGCGACGCGTGCCACGCGGCCGACAAACCCTACAGCGAGGCCGGTCGAATCCGACTCGGCGCGCAGATAACGCGCCTGGCGCAGCTTGGCGAACATCGCCGCGCGTTTGATCTTGCCTTGCTTGCCGCGTAGCTTCTTCACATGGCGCGGCTTGCGCGCGGTATATGCCGAGCCATCGGGGTTCCGTTGCGCCGCGATGCGCGCTTGTTGTCGCTTGCGCAGCTCGCGCGCGATCTCGCGCAGAGCTGCGCGCCTGGCGGGGGCTTCGAGCTGCGTGAGCAAGCCGCCCGCCCACGATTCGAGCGCGGTGAGATCGTCCATTAGGCGATGAGGCTATCGAGATTCCACTCGAACACGGGTTCGTCGATATGCGTGATCGTCTGCGCGCCCTGGTCGTCGGCGCCGACGACGACGCTCTCGGACAGTTGCAGCTTGATCGACAAGTCGCATGTGTCGTTCGTGAGGTGTTCGGCTTCGAAAGAAATGCCGTCTTTGCGTGTCGTCTCGTTCGAGAGCAAATCGGGTTGGTTGCGCTTGACCCAGGCGAGCAGCGCGACGAAAACGGCGTCGGCGTCGCCGGCAAAGTCGAGCAAGATCGCATTGAGCGTAAAGCGATACTCGAACGAGAGCGAGGGCGCGTCGGTTGCGATCACGCGGCCGGCGTCGATAAACACGAGCAGCTTGTCGGGGTCCGTCGCGAGCGCCGGCAGCGCGGCCGTGAGCGCGGTGCGAAACGAGTTCGCCTTATTCATGGTGTGCCTCGGTGAGAGCCGGCGAGCGTCGCGCCTGGCACGCGAGAATCGAATCGACGCGGGCCGCGCAGTCGCGCCAGGCCGCGCGCGCGACGTCGAGCGCGTCGGCCAGCTCGCCGTTATTGCGCGGGGCCATTGCCGGCAGCGTGCAAGCCGTTACCGGCGCGCACGGGTCCGGGGGCGTCGGCTCCGGTTTGCGCGGGGCTTGCATACAGCCGCACAACATCAGCAGGGAGAGCGCCAGCAGCCCAGGCGCGCACGGTCGCGTTTTCATCTTTCAATGCCTCGATCTCGGATTTACGGGCCGCCAGGTCGGCGGCGATGCCCTGGCGTTTCGCTTCGAGCTGCGCGAGCTGGCGGGCGTGCTCGCGCGCCTGGTCTTGCAGCTCGACGAGCTGCGCGTCGCGTCGCTCGACGGTATCTTTCGCCGTGCGCGCGTCGCCCTGGGCCGTTGCCAGCTCGGCGCGCAGCTCGCGCACGTACAGCCAGGCGCCGGCCGCGACGGCGATCGCCACCAGGCCGGCGACCAGGCGCACGGCGATCGCGTTCATGCGGCCGCCTTGTCGAGCGCGACATATCGCGCGTATGCCTGGGCGAGCTTCGCGTCGTACAGATTGCGCGCGTAATCCGGGCCGTTGTAGCCCTTGGCGAATGCCGCCCACTTCTTACCCTTCAGCGCGGAAAGCAAAGCCGTGTCGGCCGCGATAAACCGCACGAACGCGTCGAGGTGATCGGCTTCGGATCGGTGCATGCGCGACACGAAATCGTCGATGCTCGAATAGTCCAGGGCTTTCCAGTGATAGCCCATGATTTGAAACGCGCCCCAGCTCGCCGACTCGTGCGCGGCGTCGGCATTCAGGCGCGCGGCTTCGGTGAGGCGCGAGTACTCCGAGGCGCCGCCCATGTATCCGCCGCGCGTGCTCGAAACGATGTTCGGATATTTCGCGGCGAGCGCGCCGGCGTCGATCTTGCGCTCGGTGAGTTCCTTGTAAAACACATGCCGCTCGAACAGGATCACGGGCCGGCCATCACCAGGCAAGAAACCTTGCCCGCGCGACTCGACTTCATTGACGGCGCGAATCGCCGCGACAGACACGCCGAGCGTGTCGGCCGCTTGCACGAGATCGAGGTCGGACAGGTGCGACGAGAGCGCCGCGCCAGGTAGCGCGATCATCGTTTTCGGGCCGGCGATTCCGTCGATCACGAGGCCGCGATCGCGTTGCAACGTCATAACCGCGGATTCCGTCTCATGGTCGAAAACGTGCGTGAGCGGAACCGTAAAGCCGGCGCGCGTGAGTCGCTTTTGAAGCAAGAGCACGTCGTCGCCGGTATCGCCATATCTCAGAATCATCGTTGCTTACTCCACAGACGGCCGCAGCAGTCGCGCGACGTTGCCGCGTGCGCCGAACACCAGGACAGAGAAAAGGGCAGCTCGTGCCGCCTCGAACACGCCGACAGTTTTCGCGTGAATCACAAGCTCGATCGCCGAGCCGCCGAGCGCGACGAGCAACAGCCAGGCGAACCATGAAACGTGATGCCGGTGTCGCGCGCCGTCGCGACGATAGGCCAGGATGCGCAGAGCGGCCACGCTATACGCGATCAGAGCGATCAATGCGAGGGGGTTGTGCATCATGGTTCAGCCCTTCTTAAAGAGCGCCAACAGGTCGAACGTTTTCACGCGCTCGATCAGTTGCAGCGTTACCGTGATAGCCAGGGCAGCGGCAAAAAACGCGGCGACGCCGGTGCTCTTGATCGGCGTTGCGCCGACCAGCTCGGGCGCCGCGATGTATCCGGCGATCAGCGAGATCACCAGGTAAGCGAAACGCTTGCCGAGCGAGAGGTCTTTCGACGTCACGACGACGAGCGCGGCGCCGGTGAATGCGCCGATCAGCGCATTACCGTCGATGCCTGGAAACAGGCTTGCGAAACCGATGCCGGCCGATACAGCGGCGAGCGCGGTGCTACTAGGTTCGGCCATAGTCGGCGACTCCTGGTTAGTCGAAAAGGTTGACGAGCTTGACCGTCGATTGGTCGTTCGGCGCGTCAGGGAGATCCACGGCGTAACCGTGCGGCAATACCGGGCCGAGATCGGCGAGGCCGGCATTGAGTTCGAGCGTCGCCTCGACGACGCCTTGCGTGCGTCCGAGGTGTCGATAACAGAGAGCGTCAACGGTGTCGCCCTGGCGTGCGATTACGCGCATTAGACAATCTCCTTTCCGTCAGCGCCGAAACGGCCGATCAGCCGGGGCGGAATGCGTGCTAGGCGACGTTGCCTAACGTCGGCACGGACGAACAATTGCGCGTCGTCGAGCGAGGTGCATGCGCTCACTTCACGCCAGAAAAACAAGGCTATGCGCCGCTCGACGTGAAACCAGCCGGGGCCGATGAAACGATCGCCAGTTTTGCGGGGTAAGGCGATTTGCCGAATGCGGTAAAGGGCGCGGGCTTTCATCAGATCAGCTCGATCGTTACGCGCGGGGCGCCGCGCATGTCGTTGAGAGCGTTGCGCGCGTTGCGTCGATCGGCGTCGATCGTCGTCTCGCGCTCGTCGGCGTCATTCGCGCCTGATTTGGTGCCGTCGAAATCGCGGTATTTCTCGGTGAGATCAGCGCGTGCCAGGAAATAGACGGCGCGACGATAGCGCGCGAGCTGCACGCTTTCGCCGCCGATCGAGTCGGCCGGAACGTCGGCGAGCGACGCGACGCCGGCCGCCTGGTGAGCTGCGCGCCAGGTCGCGAGATCGCGATTCACTTCGTCGATTGCGTCGATCACAGACGAGCGCAGCCGTGCATGTGTCACGGTGCCATCGAGGCGCACGGCGCCGCGCATATCGGCGAGGTCGATCGAGGGAAACCAGGCGATGTTTTCGACGATCAGCGCGTCGGCCGGCGGGGGCGTCTCGGGCGTGTTGGTCGGTGAGGCGATCGCGTTAAAGCTCGTCATAGTTTCAGCTCGGAAAAGGGAGGCGGTGAGCCGGCGTCGGATCGCGTACCGCTAGGCGTTGCGATCGTCAGCCGGCGCCGCCTCGGCCGGGGTTGGCTCCTTACGTGCGGCCGGCAGCGGTGCCGGTCGCATTGCTGGCTTTCTCAAGCCGAGCAATGTCTTGCTTCACGCCGGCGCGCGCATCGAGGTCGAGCGCACGGCGTAAGTGTTCGAGAGCGGCCGACGTGTTGCCGTCGCGCTCGGCCGTATAGCCGATCGCCTTGTGCAACTTCGCGCGCACCTGGTCGTGCATATCGGCCGACTCGGTGAGCTTCGCGATCTCGTCGAGCTGCGCGGCATCGACGCGAATAAACATCGCGCCTTTCTTGAACGATGCGAGCGCCGCCTCGGCGAATTCCTCGGCGATCGCGGTCGCGAGCGGCCGGTCGTATTGATCGGGCAAGGTCATCCGGTGCGCGATCGCATACCGGGCGATATCGAGCGCGCCGGCAAAGTCGCCGACGTCGATGCGCCAGATCATCACGCTCGTTAAAACATCGTCCTGGGCGCCCCGCCCGCCACTCAGCGCGCCGGCCACGTAATCCACGTAATCCGGCAACAGCTCGTCTCGTTTCACCTTGATCTTTTGCAAGATCGAGGCGATCGACTTGAGCCGCCGGCGATCGGTCGAGAGCTTCACGAGCATCAGCTCGTAAGCACTGGCGCCGGCAAGCGACTCGCCAGGCGCGGCCGAGGCCGCAGCCTTCTCGGCCATCACGCGCGCAAAGTGACGTTGAGCGGGGCTTTTCATCGGCTTATGCCCCCGCCGGTTCGGTGATGTTTTCCACCAGGCAGCCGGCGCCGAAATCCTCGACGACATACGCATCGTTGCTCGACTCGAAATTCTCGATGCGATCGCGCTTGGCGTTCTCGACGACGGTGCGACGGCGTGCGCCTTCCTGGTAATACAGCGACAGGTTATCGAGGCGCGTAATGAAAATCGCATCGGCCGGGAAGTACGGAACCGTTACAGCCGGCAAGCCGCCCACACGCTTTTGCGAGATCACCAGGTCGGCCGCGACTTGCTCCGTCGCCGGGTTGTCGCGATTGATGATCGGGAAATACTTGTCGTGCATCAGGGCATCGCCCAGGATCGCGACGAGCTGCGTGTCTTGACGGTGCCACGGATCGACGAGCGAGCTTTTCGCGTCGTACACCAGGGCGTCGAGGTTGCGATAGTCGGCCGACGCGTCAGCGCCGACGACGATCGAGCCGGC